GATTGGCGTCGCACACGAGCACAAACTTACACAGGGAAAAAAAACACAGAAACAAGAAGACAACTGGGTCACGTGGGATGAAATTATAGACAAATGGGACGAAATGTATGTCACATTCAAACAAATACAAACACAAGGGGGGGTAAAACAGTCATACGAATACACTTTTCTCCTTCATTTTGTAGTCCTGACCCTCTACGTCAAAATGCTTCCTCGCCGCAATCAGGATTACCTAGAAATGGTAATCTCTCAAAAACGCCCTGAACCCCTCGACGACGGCGTCAATTACCTCATCCTCGACGAAAACAAATTCATCTTTCAAAAATTCAAGACCTTCAAATCCTTCGGCGTCCAAGAAGTCGATATCCCCGAAGATGTGATGGAGATTTTCTGGTTTTACATCAATTCACGCAAAACCGACGGCGAACTTCCTACGATGGGTATCGACCTAAAAAAGGGTAAAACATTCCCGTTTCTTCTCTTTGTTTCTGGGCGTCCCTTCGATGTCGGAAATTCTATTACCCGATGTCTAAATCGAGTCTTCGCCCCTAAGAAGGTGGGCTGTGCGATGCTCCGTACAATATTCGCTACCGATAATCTGTTGGAAGCACAGGAAAAGAATAAGAAGATTGCGACGGCGATGGGCCACTCGCTTTCGACGCAGCAAAATATCTACATCAAGCACGAATGATGACTACATCGCCCCGATGTCATCTATCGGTATATCCACGACATCGTGACTTTGCCTTCGACTCCTCGCAACCAAATCCGCCTTCACGACATAATTCGTATCTGGTTTATTTATCACCACCTCCGTCAAACCATTCGTTAGGGCTGGACGCTTTATGTTCTCGCCAGCCACTTTCGGATATCGCTCCTTGTATTTTTCAATAATATCATCGGGTATTATCGGTGCTAACTCTTCTAGGTTCTTAATATCCGTCCGAATCACATTCAACGCATCCTTCGCATCCATCCGCACATCACGCTCCAAACTCAACTCAACCGCGATTTTGCGGTTTATCTGTGAGTATTGAAGGCTCACGAGTCGGTGCCGCTCTGACCTCTGGGCCAATTGAAAATAGGAGTCTAGGGCCTTAATACATCCTATAACAACACTAAAAATACCTAGTATAATATTGATGTCATCAAAATCAATCTGGATGCCCGTCATAAATCCAACCGCCGATGACCCCACAATCACAGGGATATTAATAGCATTTGAATATAATGAATATTTCTCGTGTGAAAGGCGGTGTAAAATGGACAGGGATTCCGCCTTTTCCGCTTCGTCCTTCAAGAGGTTTTCTAGATTGTCGTCGTAGTCTATTTGCTTCGCCATTTCATATAAACATAACCGTTGCTATTTTTATATATTATGACCGAGATTCCCCCTTATTCAGCAGAACAACATCCCTACGGTTCATCCACCCCAAGTACCAAAAATCGAGATGACCGATATAATCGTCACCGTGATTGGATTGAAACCACCGTCCTTGAATGGTGCGGCCATTTATCCAGTAAGCACACTCGGACCTGTGAAGGTTGCGGGGCGTTTGTGTCCCTTCGAGCCAATAGCGTTCGCCGGCATTTAGCAACCGAAAAACACCTTAAAGCCACCGGAGTTTGGTCTGAAATTGATGAGTTTGAATCAACTGCGTTGAAGGATGAACTAAAACTTAAAATCAAAAACAGTAAGTAGTTATGCTCTACGCCCTGAAAGTTATGACTTACCACTCCGGCGAACAAAAACGAAAGGAGAAATTCCTTTATAGAGAAGACTCCGCCATCATTATTTCAATCGACGACCCCAAAACACCTCCCTCCACCCCATCAGCACCACGCGGGTCATCTCCAAAAAGAGTGTGTGATTGCTTCATATTTCCTTGTTGGTAATTATCTTTTAAAACGGACTTAAAAAGATTAAGATAATTACCATTATAAAAATGCCGCGAATCACTCAAGCACAAATTAACGCCTTCTTCCGCGTGAAGCCCGCCGTAGAGACGGATATCGCTTGTAATCAAATCGTCGTGATGCCTTGTGTTGCTGTAGAAGAAGAGAATTTTATGTCGAAGTTTGTAGAGATTGACGAGCGATTCGGAGTACGAAGGGGAAATTATGCTATCAATCGTAAGGGTGAGATTTTGAACCTGTTAAAAGACCGCATTATGACCCAAACATTATCACCCTCACACGGTTATATGTCCGTCGCACTCCATCGGGCGATGGATGGCTCCGGAAATTTATTAAGACCAACTTCGGGTTTTGGACGCCCCCCCGCACTTGAAGTGCCTCGCAGTTTTATTGCGATGCTCGTCCATCGCCTCGTCGGTATGGTTTTCATCCCGAACACCAACCCCCTTCATAAGGTCATCGACCATATTGACCGAAACCCACTTAATAACAATTACAAGAATCTTAGGTGGGTCTGTCAGAGAGCCAATTCGAACAATATGAAAAACAACGGTAAATATTGGTCGGTCAGGTGGAATAAAAAAGAAAAGAAGTTTCAGGCGGTCGTTGTCACCACGAAGGATAACAACCCACGCGAAACATTCTATCACACACTAGGATTTTTTGAATCAGAGGAGGACGCCGCTAGGGCTGTCAAGAATTTTATGAAAGTGACTTACCCTAACGAAATGGGCGGCGGCCGTCGGTTTATTGATGATTAAGTCGCAGACCCATCATCATTTATCCACGCAAGGACGTCGGGGTGGTGAGGAACGGGGGCGTGTGTTTTTTTATCGTATGATATCCATATGGCTTCAGCTCCGTCGCCGTTTCCCCACCAACGCAGCCCTTCATATTTCGTATATGTGTCTTCTTGAAATGGAAAAGGCTTCAGTTCAGGTGCGGGTGCGGGTGCGGGTGCTGGTGCTGGTGCTGGTGCTGGTGCTGGTGCTGGTGCTGGTGCTGGATTCTTTAGGAGCGGCATCATAATATTATCATTATCATATACATTCCTTCCACACAATTTCCAGTAAATTCCTTGTCGATTTGACATTCTGTAGTTCCATATATATTTCTTCATTTTTCGTCCCCCTCTTTTGCTATACATCTCGCCATCAGAATATCTATATTTCTCAATAATCTCCGCTTGCTCCTTCGTCAAAATCACACCAGACATTATGAAAATGATGTGTGTCGTATCATACAATACATATCATTTATTCCATTTCAATTTTATTATCGTTGAAAAACTTATCGTTCTTTTCGATTCCAATATACGAACGACCCAATTCAATCGCCGCCCTTCCGCTTGAAAATGACCCCGCCGTAGGGTCGAGAATTGTACCACCCTCATTAGAATACCGTTCAATTAACCAACGGTACAGCGGTATTGATTTTGCGGTTGGATGCGGCTTCTTTTTCACCAGACGGTCGTGGATTATCGACAGGGGGCATCGGTAATTCGCCTCTTGAATATAATCAGGTTGCGGTATGCTTTCCGTATGTGTAAGCAATCGGTTTTTTCGGGGGTTGCTCGGTTTCCGCGACTTCGCGGGCATTCCTTCACGAAATTCATCAATCCGTTTATAATATGCGGATTTCTTCGCGAAGACATATATGAGTTCGTGCGATTTCAACGGCATTTTATTCGCACTCAAAAAACTCACACCGACTTCTTTGTCAATCACTAAATCGTATCTAAACCAGTCTGGTTTTGAATTCACCAGTTCAACCCCAAACTTCGCCGAGCAAAAGAATAAAACAGGGGTGTATTCATTACGACACAGTCGCTCAATTTCCCGCCATAATTCGACGAGGTCGATTTTCACGTCCCAGTCACAGCCCGCATTACACTCGCCGTGTGTCGTTCGGTTTTTCGGTTTCGCTCCTTTTTCGTTGGTGAGGCATCCGTACGGTAGGTCACATAAAAATAAATCAATCGATTTGTCTGATATGGTTTTCATCAGGTCGAGGCAATCCCCGTGGAGACATTTCGAAGATACCGAAGTCGGCGTATTGGCCATCGTCTTCGTCTTCGTCTTTTGGATAATTACGGGTTATGTCTTTAAAGCAGAATTGTAGCATCTCTAGCACAGTAGAGCCTTGGTGTT